TGTTGCCGTTCACGTCCCAGCGCGGGGCCATGATCGGGAATCGCTTGAAGCCGGTGCGCTGCAGCCACTTGTCCATCTGGGAGTTCTCCCAGTAGGTCACGCGATAGCGCATGGACGCAGTGTCCAGCTTGCTCTCGTCATAGGCTGGGTTCGGCTCGACTGCCTGATACACCGTCACCCACTGCAGGGAGCCGATGTCGTACATCATCTGCACGTTCTTGCTGACCCGGTCATACCCGAACTCGTCCACCATCATCTTGGGCGTCATCGGGATGTTGCGGTACATGGTGTCGACCACGTTGTTGTTGTTCGTGTTCAGCATGTAGCTGCCGACCGGGTAGTGCGTGCAGCGCACGATCTCTTCAGGATCTGGCATGACGGACATTACGCCCGTGCCGTAGGTGGCACAGCTGCCATAAACCAGTGGCAGGATGTTGTACAGGTTCGACTTGAGCATCAGCTCGGCCATGGCCTGCTGCACGTCATACAGCCATCGCTTGACGTCTGCGCTGCCGGAGGTCTCATGCGGTGTGGTCAGCCTGAACCACTGACTGGATGGGCTGGTCATCCCGGAAAGCATCCCTGATCGCAGCGTGTTCAGTGCCTTGCGCGGGTACGGGTTGATGATCTTGCTCTGCGACTCGCGCACGTCATCGGGCAGGTCGCCCTCAAAGAAGCCGTCATCTGGGCTGATGTAGCGGCGCAGCTCCCTGTATCGAGTAGTCCACGACTTGTCCCGTTCCTGCTTCAGCGTCTGGTACTGCCGATTGAGGCGGGTGATCTCGCTCGCCTCGGTCTCGATCTTGGGTGCTGGCTGCATGGTTAGCCTCCCAGAACGGTAGGTTTGCCGTAGTCAGCTGCCAGCAGTCCGCCTGTGTTGTCGTTCAGGTTGCTGGTGCGCAGCTTGCGCTTCTCAGCATCCCGTGCGGCCTGCACTGCGGCATCGTCCATGTTCGGACTGTTGGCAGCGACTGTCGTGTTGGCGGCCATATCCTCAAGCTGCTGCTTGCGAGCCTTGTCTGCGTTTGCCTCTGACCTGTAACCAAACAGATCAAGCGGGTCCATCACTCGACCCAGAAAGCTTGTCCCGAACTTCTTACCCATGATCAACCTCCAAGAACTGTTGGTGTGCCAAGCGCCTGCTTGATTGCGCCAGTCGTACCCTGAGCCAGAGCACCGCCTGCCAGCCTGCGCTTGCGTTCTTCCTCGGACAGGTTTGGCTCTGGTGTGTTAGCAGCTGCAGTGGTCGAGCCTACTGCCTGCGCCTGAGCATCCTGCATTTTAGCACCGCCGAACACGCCCATCGTGTCGTCAAGAGCCTTGCTGCCCCAGCCACCACCGCTGCCATCGGTAGCGCCAAGCGTTGCTACCTTCACGGTAGTCTTGAAAACCTTCTTGATCGACTTACCCATGCGTCACCTCTTGAACAGCTGGTCGCTGCTGTCTGATCCAATGTAGCCAAAGCCGATGGCCTGTAGCCACTTGGCAGAATGTCTGTCGCCTATCGGGCAGCTGGCCTCAAGATCTTGGCCCCAGCTGTCCAGCACCACGGTGCAGCCTTCAACCAGTGCGCTCAAGTGGCCGCGCATCTTGGTCCGGTCGAACGATGCAACCACCTCGCAGCCTACCAAGGCAGCGACACCGGCCAGCTCTCCATTGATCACGATGCTGACAATATCGTCCGCCAGCTTCTCGACCATCTCCTTCCAGTCAGGGATCGGATCAGTGATGAGGCTACAGACGTGCCACAACTCTTTTGCATGGTAGTCGCGAAACACCACGCTGTCACCACCCTGCCAGCGGATCATACTCAGCCTCCTGCCACTTGGCCGATACAGTCATGTCCTGCCGCGCCACCGGCATGGCGAACGTCAGCGCCACCGCATCACCGTCATCTGGGCTGATGCCAAGCCGCATCTTGATCTCGCTCTTCTTCTCGAGCGCCACCTTGTCCAGCTGGTCATGGGTGTACTCTGGGCTGGTCAGTTCAGCTTCAAGGTTGGGGTCATCCTCCAGAGCCAGTCCAGCTCGCAGAGCTTCCCGAAGTTTCCACCACATAAAGGTTCGCATGTTCCGGTAGTGTCCATCGGGCGCGGCACTCGCGAAGTTAACGTCAACCACCATTGTGGTCGGGCAGAGTCTTCGCAGCTGATCAGCCACAGGCCCACCGACTCCCGTGGAGTCCACAAATACTGCATCCGGCTGGTGCTCGGCGATAAGATCGCACACCTTGGCAATGAACCGAGTAGTGTCGCGGGTCTCGCTACCGGGCATCGTAAACTTTGGATAGGTTCTGGCATCCATACCTCGGCGCAGTCGGACCACGTTGTTGTCGTCGCCACCACGGGCGATGTCGATACCCATGACCAGCGCATCGTTGACGAAGCTGACAGCCTCGCGGTGCATGGCGGCATAGACCCAGTCAGTCGGGATCAGCTGGAGACTGGATGCCCTTGGGAACACGCCTCGCACCCGCACCCTGACGAAGTCGCTGTCTTCACCGTAGTCGTCGACCCACTTCTGGGATTCTGTCTTGTTGGTGCCTTCCACCTTGCGACTATCGATCTGGCGGGTGAGCCAGCGGTGCTTGAACCGGCTGAAGCATTCCCGGAATCGCCCAGTGTTCCGAGTCGGGTTGCCGAAGGCCAGCCAGATGATCTCGGTGTCTTCATCGGTCATTGCGCCCTCGGCCACTTCCCAGACCTTGTCAGCGATCTTGGATGCCTCGTCGAATATCACGATGATGCGCTTGCCTTTGTTGTGCAAGCCGGCGAATGCCTCGGTGTTGTGCTCTGACCATGGGCTGGCGTCAGCTCGCCACGTCATGGCGTGCGCCTTGTCTGCTGATACCAGTGCGGTCGCGGTCATCTTGAACCAGTGACTGGTGATTGCCAGCCGGTTCCACTTCGACACCTCGGGCCACGTCTTGGTGCGCAGCTGGTTCTCGGTGTTGGCTGTGGCGATGATCCGGCAGTCGTCGCAGGTATCCATGCCCCACTTGGTGATCATGCCGACGAAGCTGGACTTGCCGATACCATGGCCAGATGCCACGGCAATGCGGATTGGGTTGTGTCTGGTGGATGGATTGCGCAGCGCCTTGCCAATGGAGTCAGCTGTGTCTGCCTGCCAGTCGCGTGGACCAGTCATGCCGGTCAGCTCACCATGCCCCCAATCGAATGCGTAATGGATGTAGCCCAGCGGGTCATACCTGAAGCCGGCGATCTCGCGCACCAGCTCCTCTTCCATTGCGAACGACTCGGCGGTCTGGGTCATTTAGGCTCCGGCACCGATGCTCTGGCTCTGGCCATGCGCTCTGCCATGCCCTCGGTGATGTCGTGGACCGCATCAACCTGCTGCCGGTCACCGTATCTCTTGAAGTTGCGCCGTGCAGCCACCCACTTGAGCGTATCAACCTGAAGCCGGTTGACCTGATAGTCCTCGTTGGTGGCATTGCGTGCGATGTTCAGGATCTGGGCCTCAAAGGCATCAGCACTGGTCTCTCGCGCACGCGCATACTGTTGACCGAGAGCTGGATCTGACCCAGCCACCTTGGATATTGCCGAGCAGTCACACCCGATGATCAGCCCGATCTCACGCAGATGCATGCCATTGGCGACCATCTCGCAGATAGTGTCCCACTGGTCACGCAGTGTGAGCTTCTTCTCTGCGGGTGGTTCAGTCTCCTTTGGCTTGCGCTTTGCCATGTCAGCCTCCCATGTCACGCTGGTACTCGCCTTCTGGCACTACCATCAGCATACGGTCAGCGCAGCTGATTGCCTGAAAGTTGGCGATGGTCATGGCCTGCTCAATCCTTGCCTTCTCAAGCTCCCGGATGCGCCTGTCCTTAACCTCACCGCGATGGATCTCAATCTTCAGGCCGGCGTCCATGGATTCAAACTGATCACGCAGCTCAAGATACATGCTCTTCCAGTCTGGAGCTGCTGCCTCAACGAACAGGCACCAGTCATCAGCCAGCAGGTCGATATCCAGTGGCTGCCATACGGCTTGCAGGATTCCAATGTCGTAGTCGATCAGGCCTTCCGGGTTGAACACCCGCAGATAGTCGCGGTTTCCGCTTTCTGTCGGGTGGTCCTTGCTGACGAATTCAACGTAGCAGCCGGCTGGCCATGCATCTCGGGCCAGCTTGTTGCCGTGCCGCATTCCATCCAATGCTTCACTGATGTTCATTGTCATATCCCATTCACGGTTTCACGGAAGGTCAGCGACATGCCGATGTCGGCTGCTTGCCCTGCTAGGTTCTTGATGCCGATCACATAGGCTGTGTTGGCCTTCAGGTACAGCTTGCTGTTTTCTGCGTTGATCACCAGCGATGCGTTGTTGCCGGTTGTGCCTGCACGGAAGACCGTCTTGAGGATCGGCGTGCCGGGGGTGTAGGTAGCGCCAACTAAGAACCCGATGCTGTTCTCAGGTGGATAGTTCTGGTTGCGGTTAACGACTACGTTTGGAGTGCCGCCGGTAGCAGCGCCCTCATACAGGGCGATCTCGACAGCCTCCTCGCTGGAGGTGAAGGCCTGAGTCAGGACGACCATGCCATTTGCGCCAACAGTAACCCTGACGTAGCTGGACGCATCGGTTACCAATGCAGCAATGCCAACTTGTACGGTGTTGATCTTGCCCTGACCCAGCAGGTTCTCTTCAAGTGCTTGTACTACTTGCATGGCGCATACCTCAGCTGATTGGTATTGGTTCAAGGGTTTCAAAGTCCACTTTCTTCAGCCACAACACTAGCAGATTCCGCTGGCCGTAGCACCGCAGGCCGCGATGGTGGACGAGCCGCCCCGGAAACATGATGCCATGGCCAATCGGCAGCGGATCGATGTTGGTCACACGGTGGACTGCGGTCCTGATGCCGGTGCCGCCAGATGCGGATGCTGTCAGGTTGATCACGACAGTCAGCTCTGAGTCCATGTCGTGATGGAACTGGGTCTCGCCGCCCTCGTACCGTGCCAGCTGGGCATGCCCACGGAACAGACCCTGATAGGCAAGCACCGTCCAGTCATCGATGAACGACATGTCGAAGTCAGCCGGCAGCGGGAACTCTGGGATCTGGTAGTCCTCGTCCTCATCTGGGTTGACCTGATACTCACCGGCCATGGCCAGAATGTCTGAACACTGG